CGACCTGCCCCGGCAGGTGATGCCAAAGTGAAATTGTTAAATGTGTTTTGACCACTAAGGGTAGTGTTGTAGTACGTTGCACCAAGCGTGACGTTGTAATAGGTCAGCGCACCACCCGCAAATGTCATTGTGGCGGTGTTTCCGGTGATTGAAATTGAAGACGTACCAGCGTTCAACGTCATGTTGGTGGGGTCTGTGATGTTCCAAACCGTTCCGGTACTTGTCAAAGTAACTGCGCTTGCGCCAAGGTTTAGCGTGCGCAAATTGGTATTGCTTGACGAGAAAAGCGTAGCTGACACCGCATAACCATTGGTTGTCAATGTGCCGTTGGTTAATGTTATAGCACCGCCGGTTGTAAAAGCGTCTTGTAGCTGCCATGACCCACCAACACCATTAAAAGTAGTGTTGCTTGTACCAAAGGCTTTGCCGTTAGAGGTTATTGTTTTTGCTGAAGTGGCTGAAAAAGTAACAACCGCTGAACCAGTAGTAGTTGCAGCCATACCAGCGCCAAAAGTCCAATTGCCGTAAATAACGTAATTTTGGGCAATATTAAGTGTTCCAGTAAAGCCAACAAAACTTACATTGCCAAAAGAACCGCCAGTACCACTAAAAGACACAATGTCTGAACCAGAACTAACAAGTATATTTACTGCATTGCTTTCAGAAAGACTAATACCGCCACCAAAAGTACGGGTTCCAGCGCCCCCAGAAGTTGCTTCAACTAAACGCCCTGTTCCAGAAACTGTTAGTCCAGTTGATGTGTTAATGTTAAATACAGTACCGCTAGTCGTACTAACTACAATTTTTCCAGTTCCAAAAGCCAAAGTACGAGTATTGGCGTTAGAGGAGCTAAACAAACCAGTAGTTAGCGTGTAGCCGTTCAAATCTAACGTGCCGTTAGTCAGCGTACAAGTACGTGTAGCACCGGAAGTCAGTGCGGCTTGAAGTTGCCAAGTGCCGCCTACACCGTTGAAAGTGAATGGGCGGTCAAACGTAACGCCAGCGGTGTTGATTGTTTTTGTGCCTGATGTGGCGGCAAAGGTCAACGCACTAGTCCCCGTTACAACAGTCATACCTGTTGATGCTTTAAAATTTCCATAATAGGAGTTAATTCCAACTGTCAACGCACCAGCATACCCTGTTGGATTTACCCCATCGGTTAAATCTATATCTCGATAGTTACCGCTTGTAAGTGTCAAACCAGCAGTGCTGTTTGTAATCCTAAAAGAAATACTATTGGCCTCTGTAACCGCCGTTGGTGTGATTGTTCTTGCTGTGGTCGTAACGGTGGCTGTACAAATAATCAAAGGCGTACCTGTGACCGTCATGGTCGTAGCGCCAGTGAATATCGTGCCTGTGCCGTTCAGCGTAATCGTGTTGGTGCCAAAGGCAAGCGTGCCTGTGAAGCCTGTACAAGTCAACCGTTGAATATCTGGACTGATGTCAAGCGTGACTGTGCCAGACCCTGAAGAAGCATCTAGTAATGCAACATCAGAGCTTCCCGGCACAGACGCGCCAGAGGCCCCGCCAGTAGTCGTAGACCAGTTGGAGGTGTCATTCCAGTTACCTGTGCCGCCTGTTACCCAAAATCGGTTCGCCATGCTTACTCCTCAATAGGTGCATCAGTGACCACAGGAGGGTTCTTGACGAAGGCATCCCACTTGTCGTAACGAGCTTGCTTCATCGCATCAATCTCAGCATCAGACAAACCATGGTCGTCAGCCAAGTGCAGGGCGTCACGAAAGCCGTTAATTTCAAAGTCAATCTTGATCATGTCAGTTCCTTAGAAGCCAAAGACTTTGGCAATCATCTGCCACTTTGCAGCAGTGCCGTTGTAAATGAAGCCAACGTAATCATACAAACCGCCACCGCTCGACGCGGTAGGTAGGCCGATGTCCGTGGAGCCTTGAAACACAGCGTTCCACGAGAAGGTCTGCACGTTGGTTGACCGAATACGGATGATAAATTTTTGCCCGTTAATCGGTGTTCCCGAAGGCGCGTTGACTGTTAGGGTACCTGCGGCCTGAGTATTGGCTTGGGTGGCGATGTCAGTTGTGTCAGCGTTGACCGTGATGGACGTTGCGTCCGTGATAACAGTCACTCTGGGTGAAGACAACGACACGATTACAAAATCAGCCCCGTTCCAAGCGATCAACGCTCGCACGCCCGCAGGGACGCTTACGCCCGTCGTAGGGCCAACGCCATTTACGATGACAGGAAACCCGCCTGTGGTTGCGTTGATGACGATATACGCCTTGCTGTGCGCAGGTGCGGTGATGGTGCGAATGGCTGTCCGTGACCCACTGCAAAGAAGGATGGCTTGTCGTGCTTGGTTAGCTGCACCCTCCGTAGTAGTCAAGGTGACATCACCGTCAGTGCTCAAACTTGTAGACCCCGCAATGGCTGCATCGGTCAACGAAGTTATTTGGTCGTTAACAGTATCCCCCCACGTGCCAGAAAGCTCGCCGGTAACGGGAAGGGCCAGACCAAGAAGGGACGTATATGCTGTTGTCATTCTCTTTCCTTACGCAGCAAGTTGCTGCCAATTTGCTGATTGTGTGTCATTGACAGCCACCCAAGCCGGTGTTTGTGCGCCGTTTATATTTTGCCAGTTTGCGGTCTGATTGTCATTCACCAAACCCCAAACATTTACCTGCCCAATGTACCCGGTAGCTTGAACGCTAGAGACTGTATTTTGGGAATTACCTTGAACTACAACAACCCCAAGTTGGCCAACGGCTTGAACACCGTCAACAAATACAACAATCTCAAGGTTAATTGTTACCGTACCAAGTGCCGTGGTAGCTTGAGTTCCAGAAACTGCCGTGTTGGCGGTGCCAGTAGCGTCTACATCACCAATTTGGCCGTCGGCCTGAACACCGGAGACGGCTGCAATAACACCGCCAGTGGCAACAACACTACCAAGCTGCCCGGTAGCTTGAACGCCCGTAACCGAGATTACGACGTTACACGAAACAAAAACATTGCCAATCTGTCCGCTGGCTTGTACGCCAGTTGGGAAAACATTGGCTGTCCCAGTAACCGTTACGTTGCCAATACTCCCGGTGGCCTGAACCCCGGTGACAAACGCAGTAGTGCCTTGTTGGACAAATACCGTGCCAAGCTGGGTAGTCCCAGTGACGTTTGTGTGGCCAACACCCCAGCCTTGCCCGCCCCAGCCTACACCGGAAGCGTTCCATCCTTCAAAGGCTACGATTGCATTGGCCACCTGTGCACCATTAGGCGATGCGGATCAGCGCGTTGGTCGCGTCGTTCGTAGGCATCTGGATTGTGAAGCTACCCGAGGTGCTGGTTTTGTCCGCCCCGAAATCCAAAACCGCCACTGCTTTATTCGATTTTGAACTGTTGTAGATCAACGCCCCACGCGCCGTAATGGTGGCCGATGCCCATGTGGTGTCGGAAAAATCCACAAACGCAGTTGTACCAGTCAAAGACACAGTTGTACCCGCCAAGGTGTTACCGCCAGCGGTGTAGTTTGTGCCGGTCTCAGTAACTTCGTTTGTGCTCGTAGGGTTTGCCGTAGGGCTTGCCGGTGCCGTATAGGCGGTCGTTGCCGCACTGAGCGTGGCCAGTGATGTGTACAGCGCGATCTTAAACGTGTCCGTGTCAAAGTCGTGTTCGCCCTTGAGAAGCTGCTCTTTGAACGAACTGCACATTGCTTGCGTGATTGCCATTTTTTACTCCTTAATTTACAGGGATTCTGGTTTGCCCAGAGCGGTAAGTATCTTGGCGCAGCTTGCCGTCGCCCAACTGTTTCAACAGCCCAATTGCTTGTAGGTACAGTTGCTGGTACTGCGATACCAAGTCTGCTTCGCCCTTCATAAAACGGATAGCCTCAATCAGTGCCCCGTTGAGAAGCGCGGAGTCAAACTCGTCCCCAAGCCATGTAGTGCCTGCGGTGACGATAGACTCGGGGTAGTACCCGTAGTGCAGTTCTACGCCGTACGCCTGATCAGGTGTCGGGCCAATGATGAACGAGGTATCATCAAAAATCCCGTAATACTTTGGCAGCTTGCGGTTGGCCGTTGTATCGCGTGGGTATGCTTCTCGGATGAAGTTCACATCCTTGTCGATCAAGTAGTGGTACTCTCCAGCGCTGTCAATCGCCGCAAGGGAAAACACGTACAGGAAATCAGATGGAATTTGCAAATACTTGTTGCCAACCGTCAGCGCACCCGTCACGTTTTTACGAATGGCGGGAATCTGCACCGTGTTGTAAATCTTCTGTTCGGCCTGTTCCGTGAACATGGCCAACATCTCCGAAGAAAACTCGTTCTCGCAGATGTCTTGAATGTTGGTGCACAACTCGGTGTAGTTCATGCGCTACCTCTTACGCCATAGGGCCACGGGCCATCAAACCTTTGGTAGCCGCGCCAGTGCCGCGAACTTTAATGCCGCTGGTTTTTGGGCCAGCATCATCACGTTTGTAGATGGTTCCAGCAGACATGTTTACAGTGTCAGCTTTGCTGTGATCTGGGCCGCTGCCGGGGTTACTTGCCATCTTGACGGCTTTACCCGACATCGTGTGTGGTTTGGCGTAAGTGCTGGCAGCGCCAACTTCTTTGCCCATCATTTTCTTGCTGTATGTAGCCATGATTAGCCTCGCTTTTGTGCTGCAATTTTTGCCAAGCCACGGCCCATCGACTTCATGTCGGTGTTAGATTTGCCGCCGCCTTTGCCCTTACCGCCAGTTTGGGTGCCCACCGCAGGGCCACTGTTACCGAGATTTTTACCCTCGGTCTTGCCTTTTTTGGCGATGCCATCCGCAGATTTTGTAAATGCCATTTTGCACTCCTTATGTAATCACAACCGTTACTGTACCAACTTGTCCGACTCCCACCAAGTTATTTGGTGTAAGCGCGGAATCAAAGCCTTGGGACATACCAACAGGGTTCCACCCCCACTGAATGTTTCGACTTCCCCCGCCAATTCCCCCATCCGCCAACGTACCAGACTGGTAGTACGTATTATCGTTCCGTGGGTTTCGCAACGCTTGCGGGTCATCCACAGGGTACATACCCAGTTGCAACTGCGGCTGGTCAGGCTCCCAACACTCTTTGCAAACCAATATGTTGACCTGCTTCGTCTTAACGATAAGCGTGCGCAATTCGCGCAGGCGGAATCGAAATCCACAACGGTCGCAGATTGCAATCGCAATCTTGCCGGAGGCAAAACGGTTTCCCATTAGCCACCTCCAATGTAGGAGCGACGCGGCACAAACCGAATCGCAGCCTTTTCTCTATCCTCTCCTGCGGCCAAATTAAACTGCTCGTCGTATGCAGCTTTCAACATCTGGATGCGGTCTGCCAACTCGGGCACCTTCATGGCAATGTGATAGGCCAAACCAGCCGTTACGGCAGGTAGGAACCGGAAGTTCATGTCTGCGGTTTCAACACCCGCCCCAGCGTCTTGGATGCGGCGCATGCGCCAGTACGCAAGCTGGTAGTAGGGTGCGGCTGCGGTGCCTTGATCTGGGGTTGGCCAGACGGTCACAGCGGGCACTTGCGCCCAGTAAACTTCGGCCCCTGCGGTGTGTGCGGCAGGGAAGGTGTCTTGCTGACCACGGCCACAGTTGTAGAGCGTGCCTTGCGTGCTGCCCTGAGCTTGGATGATGTACCCGTAGCTGATGACCTCGTTGTCCAATCGAATGAACCCTGCGGCTGGAAGCCCCGTTACATTACTCAGAACAATCGTGGTTGCTGACGAGGTGATCGTGGACGACAGCAAACCAGCAGTCAGGCTTTCTTGGCCCGACATGCGTTGAATCCAGATTTGGATTGGGCGTGCTTGCTGTAACTTGTTTGGGATCGTTGCGTACGTGGACACGCTGATTCGCGTGATCGAGAGATCAGCCTGCGTAGACACATTACCTGCACCCGTGCGAATGACATGCTCCATCAGGTCAATGGTGTCGTTGGGCAGCGCGTAAGTGTTGATGCCTTGCACGAGGTTGATCACCCCCTGCTCAATCGTCCACATGTTGATGCCACGGTTTTGCCACTCGATGGTCATCAGATTCATCGAACGGCGAGCAGTGCGCAGGTCATAGCCAGTGCGCAACTCGCGGCCAGCACGCTCCCACGACTCCTCTGCGATCTCAGTGAATTCGAGGTTGAAGATGGAGGTGCCTGAAGTGCTCATTATCGAAACCCTGCTGTTTTCTTTGCAATGGTCTTAGGCTGCGCAACAAACTGTTTGCCTGCGGCTTTGCCAGCACGCTTGGCTTTAGTTGTCGCTGCGTACTCAGCGGATGATAACGACTTTATCGCTGCTTCGGGCAAATACCGCTCCCCCGTCTTGCTCGACGGCTTGCCGGACTTGGTGCGCCATTTCTGGTCACCCCAGTCTTTGAGCGATTTTTGCGGGGCTTTCATCTCATTTTACCCCGCGTCTTACCCCGCTGGGCAATGCCATCTGCGCGGGAGGAAATAGAGACTTTGCCACCTTTCTTCATCCCGGTCTTAATAGGAAGCCCGGTGCCGGAAAGAATTGGCTGGTAGTCTTCAGTCCTAAGTGTGTCACGAAGGCTTGGCTCAGTTTCATAAACTTTCTTGCGGGCTCGCGTTCGCTCAGCATCAGTAGGCGTGCGGTAGGGATTGCTAAGATACTCTTGTGCGCCCTTGAAGCCATATTTGCGCATAGCTTCATCAGTAATATCTGCGGTCTCGGGGTCGCGTGGCCCCAAAGAGGTGCTGCCACGTTTACTGGCGGCAGCACCTGCGCCAAGAAGCCCGAGCAAAGCTGCTGTCTTCCTACCTTTAGCCACGGTATCCTCCTCCAGCGGCCTTGTACTTCTTGGCCACAAGCTGTGCTTTACGCGCCGACCACTGACCTGCGCCAGTGCCATGCGTTGCAGCGGCTTTCACCTGAGACACAATCCGCTTGCGCAAATTGGGTTTGGTGTAATTGCCAGCGGCGTTTACTTTGCCACCTGCGGCGTACTCGGTGAAGTCCGTGTTGTCGCGGCGTTGACGTGTTTGTCCATCCTCGGTGAAGTCCGTGTTGTCACGGCGCTTTTTCACCTTGGCTTTGGGCATTTTGTCTGGGTTGATGATACCCATACCGCGACTTGCTCTCATATCAGCACTTGCCGCCGCGCTTCATTGCGACCATCGTAGTCTTGGTCTTGCCCTTCGAGGCAATGCCGTCAGCACGCTTAGAAGCGGAGCCCACAGAGCCGCCCTTCTTGAAAGCAGGGGCAGGCATCACAGACTCATCAGGAGCCGCGCCACGGGGCTTGGGAGCCACAGGCATCATGGGCTTCTTGGGCATGGGCTTTTTCATGGGCATCTTGGGCATGGGCTTCTTCATGGGTGCAGAAGCGCCGTCGATGTCTTGTGGGGGCTTGCCCATTTCAGCAGTGTAAATACCGCCATCATTGAATTTGCGTTTTTTCATGTTGACTCCTTAACATTTACCGCCGCCAGCCATGGCAATCATCTTGCCCTTGGTATGACCCTTGGCCACACAACCATCACCGCGAGTGACACTGCCACCCTTGGCCAACTTAGTCATTGGTTGGCCCTTGTGCAAACGGCCTTCGTGTTTGTTCACGGCCTTCTGCATCATGCCTTTGTCCATCTTGACATCTTTGTGGGCCATGCCGCCCTTGGCCATTTTGCCTACACCATCAGCAGCAAAGCTGGGAACCATTTTGTCGCCTTTTTTGACCATGGTCATGCCACCGTCTGCGTATCCGCCCATGTTCATCTTTTTCATGTCGCCACCTTTAGAAAATTTGCGGCCTTTATCGGCCTCGTTAAAGTCTTTTCCCACGGACTGTGGGACGCCTACTTTCTTGGCAAACGATGGCGAGTTGGCAATCGCGGCCATAAAATTGTGTTGCTTCTTACTAGCGCTCGGCATAGCTGCCTTTCAGATTGTCAATCTTGCGCTCAAGTCGGTCAAATCTGTCCAACAACTGTTGCATGTCGGCACGAAATTCTGATCGAGTGATATGGTCACGAGCAACTTCCTCGCGGGTTCGATTCAGCAAAATGCTGAGCCGATCCAACTCGTCAAACTTGCCTTTCAGCAAAAAGCCCATGATTGCAACGATTGCACTCAGGGCTGCGTTCCAAAGCATCATTTCCATGTCAGCATTTCCAACGCGCCAGTGAAGCCGCCTTACGGGTGGGCTTGCCCTTCTCGTCTTTCATCGGCCCCGGCATGCCGCTCATGCGTGCGCAGAACGAGTCCTTGCGCTTACCACCTTGCGGTTGAGGAGCCTTCAGATTGCTGCCCGTTGCAGCGTTGTACTTGGCGCGGCCTTTGGCAGTCAAACCCGCCCCCTTGGAAGCAGGCAGCTTTTCGCCACGACCGATAGCAAGGGAGGGAGTCTTCTTAGCCATAGTAAATGTTCGCAGAAAGCAAGTTACTCATGCTCAAGTAGATACCGTTTTTAACCAGTATCCCTTCGCCGGGAATTAACGCAAAATTACCAAACAAGTCAGACGCACCAGTGTCGTAGCTGGCAACCCACAGTGATGAATATGTCGCCGCTGTTCCAGCAGCAATAGTTCCAGAGTTAATGTCTGTAACTGTAAAAGTGTTTGCGCCAGTGCGTGTAATCGAGTAGTTGCCGTTTGTACCCGATGACCCGCTTGCTGTTGCAAAAGCAAGCCCAACTACATCTCCAGTAACCAATCCGTGTGCGCTCTTGGTAACAGTGATAAGGGTGGCTGCCCTCTCGTATGTTGCAGAAACGGGTGCTGTGGTGGTGTCAAAGATGTCCAGTGTTCCAGCCGTGGCTGTGCCAACCATAGAAACAGCTTTGAGGCGGTTTCGCCCCAACACAGCAAAACCTGAGTTGTTAAGGTGACCGGATTTAACGTCAGTCTGCATACCCATATCAATCTCCTTTAGAACAGGGGCCGAAGCCCCGAGGTTGATTAGGAAGTGGCAAACGGTGTAGCAACAGTGCCTGAGCCCAACACATTGCCGGTAACCATGTATTTCAGCGCATCAACAGCAACAATCTGAATCCATGTGCCTGCTACGCCGCCAGTGGTGGTGCCGTTAAAGTTGATGAAGTCATCGCTTGCGCCAGCGGTAAAGCCTACCACTGCGCCAGAGGAGTCGGTGTCCACGGAAAGTACCGAACCAATAAACTTGTCAGTACCGTCTGTACCAATCTTCAACGAACTGGTGGAGATGGTGGTGGGAACCCAGATTGTGTAAACAACGCCTTCGTTGTTCAGCGTGTTAGGGTTTTGACCGGGGCCAGACGTAACGGGATTTGTTGCGGCGCTGATGGTTGCCAAAGTCAGCGTAACTGCGGAAGCCAAAGAGCCGCCAACAGTAATGATGCGACCGCCGTGATCTTCAGGAGTCAACGTGGTCGAAGCAGTGATTGCAACGACTGAGGCTGGGCCTTGTTGGTAAATGCCGCCCAATGAACGAACTGGGCCTTGAAACGTACTACGTGCCATGATAATTTCCTTACATGCAAGTTGGGCGTATCAGTCTGCATGTCGTCAGCCGGGACTGTCTGATACACCGGGATTCCCGGAGTGATTCAAATATACACCAAATAACAAAAAAGAAAAGCCCCCGAAGGAGCTTTTCTTCACGCCGTTTAAGCGCCGGGGGAACCGAAGATACCCAGAGGGTCGGAAACACCGAAGCTGTAACGCTCGCGGGCCTTGTAACGGCTGTTGCCGGTATCAAAGTCAGCATCCATACCGTTTTGCAACGGGCTACGGACGAAGTGCTTCAAGCCGTTTGGCACGTCAGTCATCAGGAACCATGCGTTGGTGTCTGTCAAGTAGTGATTGACACAATAACCTTCGCGGATGGAACTGTTGTTCTTCAGTGCGTTGATGTCGTTGTCAGCAGTACCGACGCGGAGTTCGGTTTCCAACAGACGAGTAGCAACGAATTGCAGGCTTGGAGGCACGACCAGTTTTTTAGGCTGAGCAGCGATCAACAGGCCACGCTCGTCTGTCCAACCAGCGATCTGAATAACGGCGGCTTCCAGAGAAGTCTCGTTCAGGTCGGCAGCGACAGTAGGACGGTTGCTGTTGGTACCACCAGACACCAGAGGGTGGGCTGTCGAGCACAGAACTTGGCCGTCACCGTAGGTGGGGCCGCCAGTAAAGGCGTTGTTCAAGATCGAGGCAGCTTTAACCTGCTTGGTGTAGGCCATGGCGCGAGCCAGAGCCTTGGTGTATCGAGCGGACAACGAGTCATACAAGTTGTCTTCGATAGCTTCTTCGGTCAGAGAGAAACCCATCGCAATGGTTTCGTGCACGTAGCGTGCAGTCCATGCTTCTTGCGCGTTGTCATACGCCAGTGCAGAACCTTCGTTCTTCACAGGTGCGGCGCTGAAGCCAGACAACTTGGTTTCTTCTTCAAAAGAACGCTCAGAGGTTTCGGTCTCGAAAATCTCTTTGTGTTCTTCGCCGTACTTTTTGTACTCCAGACCAAACAATGCGTTCAGACCGGGAAGGAGTTCTTTAAGTAGTTGTGCGCGTGAAATAGCCATGATTTAGCTCCTTATACACCGGTTGAGTTGTTGTACTGGTGCATGGTTGCGTTTATCTTGACAATAAACTCAACAAATGTATCAGAACCTGTTGCTGTCTCACGAACCACATCAATAATGCGGATAGGCAACGTATTGGTAGTAGCTTGAGTGCCTTCGTCAATAGCCACTGCTGAGTTACCAGTGGTGGTAGACCCGGCGTTTTGAATCAAAGCAATGTTATTACCAATAGCAGAAATGCCCATTCCAGCCACGGTTGTGCCTGAAGAACAAGAGACTACTTGGAACAGCGTATCAGGATCATCTGCGACCACAGCGAAGATTTTAGTCCCCGAAGCGATTGCTTGGCTGGCTGGATAGTACTGTTGTTGCTGAACTTGACCAGTTGACTGGTTAGTAAACTGAACGCCCAAGAACACACCGCAAGGCGTGGCAGTTGTCGTGCCCGTGTCTTTTTCGATAGTTCCATCAGATATACGTTTTACCAAATCACCGTAGAAAATGCTGGTGGCATAGCCACTTGCAATTTGCATCAAGCGGGTTGCGCCCGCAAATACCTGTCCACCAATCAGGTTTACAGGTTTTAGCCCGTAGGGGGCGTCTACCGTGGGATAAGCCATATTAAGCTCCTAAAAAAATTTAAGTACCGTTGCCAAAACGAGACACCGTAGTTTTGCGCTCGTTGTAGAGCGGCATACGGGGGTCGTTCTCGCGCATGAGATTGTTGTCAACCGACTTCATCTGTGACGATGCTTGGCCGTTAAACCAAGCGTTTCGATCTTGGACGAACTCAGTGGGGGTTTTGCAAAGCATCAAACCACCAATCACGATATTGTCTTTGAAGCGGTCGTTTTCGACGCCTGCAACGAAAATTTCGGGGTGGTCAGCAGCCTTAACGGGCTCCCAGCCTTCTTGTAGTTTCAAGGACACATTCATGGCGTCAGCTTCGCCGCGAGTGCTGATGCGAACCCAATGGAATTCATAGCCATCCTCCGGGAAAGGAGTTGGCAAGGTCTCGGGACGAGTCCACGATTTCTTGCGGGCCGTTTTTTCACGGGTTTCCAGTTCACGATTAAGTCTGTTCTCAGCCATTTTGTTTCCTCAATTCCATAGCAACCTGTTTGGCGTATTCATTTAGTGGCACTCCGAGCCGGTTAGCCAGAGCAACTTGCGTTTTCGTCAGCGTGATCTTTTTAGGGGCCACACTTCGAGTAGCAGATGCTACGACTGTCGTCCTGCGACGACGCTCTTCGGTCACTTCCTCGTGGTCGTCGTCGCCCTCAAAGGACTCCGGGAACACTTGGCGCATACGAGAGTTGATTTTCTCGTAGTATTCGTCAGATCGCGGGTTGACGCCCTGTTTGACCAGCTTTTGGTGCAACCCCAACGCAAAGCTGGTCATCTCATCGTCTTCTCCGAACCACTTATTCTTGGATTGCCAAGCAGTGGCACGGTCATCAACAGACTGTGCTGGGGCGGTTGTTTGGGGTTGTACCTCAAAATTATCGTCTTGTAAAGCAGGAAGTTTGAGATTGTTTACTCGCTCAACCTTCATTTTTGCAGCAGTCAGTGCCTCTTGGGCTTCGACTACGGCTTCTGCTTCGCCAGATTCGTAGGCTTGTTTGTACTTAGCGCGGGCCTTTTCATGCTCCTCGGCGGCCATTTTTTTGGCCGATTCAAGCATCGCTTCTTGGTTTTTGGAGACAGTGCCCTTGAGCTTTTTGTTCTCCTCGGCGATCTGCTGCGCGTAGCGCAGCGCTTCTTCACGTTCCTTAGCGGCAGCTTCTGCGGCACGTCGCTGGTCGTGATAGCCTTTGCTAAAGTGTTGCAGGCGCTTTCGCACCTTCTCGGAATACTCGTCCATTTCCTCGTCGGAAAGCTCCATGGGAGCCTTTGAACGCTTCTTCCCTTGATCTTCCTCGGGGCGGTCATCTACCACCTCGATGTCAAAATCGTCTTCCTTGGCTTTGGCCTTGGATTTGTCACGCTTAGCTTCCTCGTCCGCAGCGCGTCCTTCGACTTTTAGCGCAAAGCTGCCGTCGTTTCGCTCTACGAAGTCTGGGGTGGCCGACTCCCTATCGGGATCGGGAAACTCGAACTCTACTTTTTGTAGTGCCATGTGTTACTCCTTATGCACGCGATACGCCACGCGGATCGGCCACGACTGCTTCGATGGAGTCGTCGTTCATCAGGCGATACTCGACGCCATTAACACTGACACGAGTGCCTGTGTATGACGCAAATACAACGTAATCGCCCACCTTGCACCATGGGCCATTCGGGAACCGAGTGGGGTCAGAGTAGGCTTGCTCGCCCATATCCAACACCAACCCGACCGTAGACAAGATGCGTTCTTCACGCATGGTCTGCTTGGCTTTGATGATGCCCATCTCACCGATGGTCTCTTCAATCTGTGGCAGCGCCACAAGCAACCGATACCCGACAGGCTTTGGAAGCTGAGCTTCTATTTCTTCGTCAGTTACGGCGGTTTCGACTTGATCAGTCATTGTCTTCTTCTTCCATTTGAGAGCGCGAAAGGTCTTTCGTGGTTTGGATAGCAAGCTGGAGACCCCGAATCCTGCCTACTACTTCCCGGTATTCAGCGAGGTCTTTAGCCCCGCCGTTTGCCAGAAACTGGGTTGCCGAGGAGACATCCTCCTCGTGTTTCATGATGAGCACGTCAAAGACGGTTTTGGCCATGGATTACTCCTTCTTCCCTTGGGGTTTCGGTGTGGCTAACACCTTCAGTGCATCAAGTTTCAGCCGTTGCTGAGCTTGAGAATATTGTGATTTGACGCGGTTGGCCTCTTTGTTGGCCTCGATCTGCACGCGCTCTTTCTCCATGACGAGTTTTGCGGCGGCAATCTCTGCGTCGGTCTGGTCTCTCTGGGCCTTGCGAGTGACCTCCATCTCCTGCACCTTGACCTTGGCCTGCTCCAACTGGAACAGCGGGTCTGCGGCTTGCTGCTCTGCCTGCTTTTGCGCAGCTTGTTGCTGGTGCTGCTGGGCCAACTGCTTGCCGCCATCGGCGATGAGCTTGGACAGTTCGACTTCCACGTCGTCGGGCAGTGGCTCGTCTGGTGGAGGCAGGGTGACACCAAGGCGTTCTTCCATCTGCTTGCGGTAGCTGAAGCCCAAGTGCTCAGCAATGTGTGCTTGCAACGAAGCCATGATTTGCTGAGCTTGTGGGTTCTGGCCAATCGTCTGCGCAATCATTGGGTCTTGCATGAACGATGTGTGGGTCGCAATGTGCGCCTCGTGATCTTGGTGAATAAACGCCTTCATCGGCTTGCCCACCAACGCTGACATGTTTTCAGACACTGGGTCACGTGGCTTCTGATCTTCGCTCGTTGGCACGATCTTGTCGGCGTTCTTGATGCCCAGCACCTCGATCATCTGTCGATGCAGATACGGCAGGTCATAAATCTGGGGCGCAGACTGCGACATCTGGAACACGGCTTGGTACTGCACCACACGCTGGGCCATCGTGCTGCTGTTCGGGTCGCTGACGGGGATGACATCCACCATCGCGTAGTCCATCTTGCGGGCCTTGGCCAGACCTGTCTCGGGCTGGTAGCCGTAGTCCTCTGGCGCTTCTTCTGCAATGATCTTCTTCAAGAGCTTGAACTCTTGTTTCATCGCATAGTGCACACGGGCTTGTACAGCCGCCATGGGCTTGAGCGTTCGCTCCAGCAATGCCAGCGTGGTGCCCACGGGTGCGTTTGCGCTCATGTCCGACACGTTCATGTCGCTGATTGCGCCAAGGCGACGGCCTTCTTCAGTGATGCGCTGTAACAACGCAAGCAGTGTTTGTGATGGCTCCTTGTATGGGAGCATCATGATGTTGTCTTTGATCGAGCCGCTGGGCACGTCCACGTCGCGGAACTCGCCGGGGTTGATCGGTGTGTCGTCACCCTTGACGCGCAAGCCACGAGCCTTCAGGCCACCGGGCAAGTTGCTCAGTGTGCCAGCGTCCACCAACTGGCGAATGATCGAAGTGCCAGCGCGGGCGTAGCCACCGATGATGTGGATGAGGCCCAGACCATAGAAGCCAAAGCCGGGCACATACACGTAGTGCACGAAGTGGTCGTCCTTCAAACGCAGCGGGTCTTCTTCCTCCCAGTTACGGCGCACGGCCAACACTTCCGTGGTGCCCCGGTCAATAGTCACAACGTACGGTTTGGGCAGTTCATCTTCCTCGTCGTCCACGCCTTCAATCAGCATGTCAACGCTGATTTCCAGCAGCGTGTAACGCTCGTCGCTCTGGATGGTGTAACCACCCTCCTCAGCCTTTTTCTTCTCCACGTCTGTGGGAAACGACTGGGGGTCGCCGAGGTCAATCTCACGATAGAACCCGCTGGCCATCAGCTTGTCCATCTCGTTCTTTGTCTTACGCATCACGTGGGTGACGCGCTCTGCGGTCTCAATGTGCGAGGCACCGTATGGCACCACCACATCTTCTGCTGGCAGGTAGATAGAGACTTGACGACCCAGCAGCGGGTCGAAGTACACCTTCTTGAACGCGCTACCTGCGAGGCCCAAGCTGTACAGCATGCGCTCGTGCTCTGGCCGGTACTCAACCATGCGCTCGGTCAACTGATAGTTCATGTCGTTGCGCACACGCTCGGCAGCTTCTTCCTTCTCCTTGCTCACCTTGCCAAGAATCTTTGTCTTGACAGGGCCAGCAGCAGGAAACGTCTCGCTCATGGTCTCGGCTTGGAACCGGATTGCAGCTTCTGCCAGCACTGTTGAGTACACGCCACAGGCGTCGTCCCACGGCTCGGTGCGCTCCTCGTACTTGAAGCCCAGCACCTCCAGACCCTTGACAAACGTATCTGCCCAGTCTTTGCGGGCCACCATGTCGGCCTCGAACAACTCGATCAACTCACTCGACAGTGAGTGCAGCTTGCCCTCGTCGATGTGCTCTGCGAGGTTGCACTCGAAGTCAGTCTCGTCGCCCTCATCCTCGGCCTCGCCCATGATGATCTCTGCACCGCCGTCAGGCAGCATGTTGACCGTGGACTCCTCGTCCATCTCAACCTCAATACTCTCACCCAAGCTCTCCAGTCCTTGCGGCGCGGAGTACAAGCCTTTGCCCATTGAATCTGCTGCTGCCATGATTTATCCTTAGTAGTACCCGCCACGGCGGGATTTGAAGTACCTGATTTCGTCAGGCTCATCGGACGGTAGTCGAATGAACCCACCCTGTCGGAATCTCATCAGCGCCATGACCGTGGAGTCCACCAAGTCATCGTGACTCATAAAAGGAAAACCTGCGATCTCCTCCACGACCTCCTCGGCCCAGCGAGTGTCAGGCACCCAGCACAGCCCAGAGCGCACGATGTCTGCCACGGAGTTTAACCGTGCCAGCTTGTCTCCGCTACCTCTGTGTGGCGTGAACTCCCCCACAGGAATACCGGTGCGGCGCATCTCTTGGTAAAGCTGCGTACCCGCAGATTTCTTTTCCACGATGAACGCATCGGGCTCCCACTCCTTGTACTCAGAGTACGCGAGGGTTTTAAGCTCGGGGAACTCCAGACGCTTCTTGATTGAGTTGAGCAAGATGATGTTGTACGCACCCTCCTCGTCGTTCATGAACACACCCCAAGTTGTCAGGGCGGTAAAGTCAGCGCGATTGTGGCTCTCAGCCGCCGCGTCCAGACTCATGATCACGTACTCACATGTTGGTGGGTCTTCCTTCTCCCACAGCTTCCACCAGTCGCGCTTGACGACCGACGCCTCTTCCGACGTGGGGTTCTGCTGGTACTGCGCGTTCCACTGGAACGTAGGCATCGACGCCTTGGTGCGCAGCAGCGCCTTCATGTCGAAGAACTCTGGCCACAGCGGTTTTTGGATGATGGTTCCGTCCGCCTGCTCAGTGTCCACGATAGCCGGGAACTCGATCACCTCGTACTGATCGGAGCCCTCGTTCATCCGCATGTCGTTGGTGACGCGCCCAGTCAGGTCGTTTTGGTGCCATCGTGTTTGAACAATGGCAACCCGTCCTCCCGGCATAAGACGAGTACGAGCACCGTATGTGAACCACTCGTACGCTTTATCAAACACGTCAAAGTTTCCGTTGATGATGTCCTGCTCGTTGTGGGGGTCGTCCACAAGAAGTAAGTCAGCGCCACGGCCAGCCAGAGCAGAACCGACACCGCATGCGAAATACTCTCCGCCAGCAGCCGTACTCCATCGCCCGGCTGATTTAGAGTCCGACGCAAGCCCGACGTTTGGAAAGACAAGTTTGTAGGCATCTGAGTCAATGATGTTCCTGACCTTGCGGCCAAAGTCTACGGCGAGGTCTGTGGTGTGCGAAACCATCAGCACCTTCTTGTTCGGATACTTGCCCAAGAACCAAGCTGGGAAATAAATAGACACCATCTGTGACTTGCCGTGGCGTGGTGGCATGTTCACGCACACCCGGTCTTTGTTGCCCGCAGCAATGTCCATCAGGAGGTTTGCCAGCCTGCGGTGGTGCTTGCCCACTTTGTAGTCTGGCTGCATGTGTTTGCAGAACTCAATCAGGTCGTCAAAGCACGCTTTTGCCGTCTTGCGGCTGTCAATAATGTCGGCAATCTTCTCGATTTCAGCCTGTTCTTCGGGTGTATATGCGTCGATATTGTCCAGCATCAGCCGGATTTCTTCTTCCGTGAAGTCATCTGCACCGATGGAAGTGCTTTCAGTCATCAAAATTCTCGTTTTCGGGCTCAAATGGGGGTTGTTGCGGTTCTGCAACAGGTTTTAGGCCCATTTCTGCGTCCACGTCGATCACATCACCCCCAATTTCGACCGCATCGGCGGCCAGATCGGGCTTTTGGATGAGCCGCTGGAGCTTGGAGCGCAGTCTGGCCTTCAATTCGTCCGTTGACTGGTGGGTGATCGTCACTTCTGACCTGTCGGTGAACAGCCCCACGTCGCTGTGCTTGCCCAAAAGCTCCAATGCACGGATTCTGATGCGCGGATCGGGGTTCTGGGACTCCTCCAGCAGCCGGTTGGTCACCATGTGACGCACCTCGATGGCATGTGTGACCACAGCCTTGCCGTACTCGTCGAGGTACGACCGGATATTCTGGAGGGAAGCGGGTGTCAGCGATGACGCACGTGCATGTGACACTGCGTTGCTGGTGTTGTGGGGGCTGTTGGCGTACGCCGTGGTGAGCGAAGCCGCAATCTGTGCATCTTCCTCGTTGGGTTCTTGCACCTCCAGCCCATGCTCTTCTAATAGAAGGATGGAACGACAAGCAGCCTCGGCCCTTTCTCGCAGGTCGAGGTATGGAATGTCCGGGATGATCTCTACCCCGAATTCTGGCGTGAGTTCAAGTGTCATTGTGCGCAAGTCCGTGTAGACCGATGCGTGATAGTAACTTATTTTTTGAGGGTGTCAAACTTCCCTACGGGGGGTGTTCTACGTTTACTCTCTGTTTTTGTTGCGTAGGTATCCTAAAAGATGTTATGGGGGGTACCTCCATGTTTGAGCCAAGAAAATTTTTGTATGCTGTGTATAAACATGATAGGGGGTAGTCTCTACGTGAACTTAACTCACTTTTTTGTGGCGTTACCACTTTTTTGCACCGGGGGGTCTGCCGTATACGCTGGATGGATATACAGGTACGCCAAGTCCAATTAAGGGGGGTGGGGGGTATTCGTCTGGAATAGCATACCAAGACGGCCACAGGGACTCCTAACCCATGAGCGGGGGGTGGCGTACGGGTGGGTCGCCGGGATACCGGATTCAGGCTTTGCTTGTTAGGGAATCCCTAACAGATCATGTCAGATCGTATCTATTCCTTGACAATCGTGCCATGCTTTGTTAAAGTAGAGGCCTCGGTTGAGCAATGCGGACATAAGTAGCGCGGTTCGATCGGGTAATCCTCAAAGGAACGAAAATGAAAGCAACAGCTAAACTCTCCACCGCATCCATCAACGCTATCGGCGCATGGGCAGGTCAATCGGTCAAGGTTGACAATGCAAAGCTCAAAGCAGTTGACAGCCTCCATGCTGACGGCGTGACAGCCGCCATGCTTGTGGCACCTGCGAAGGGTGAAAGCACTGTCTTGTTTGACAGCGTGAAGATCAGCATTGTGATGGGCTTCACGGCCACGGTGCAAGCCTTGTTGAAGAAAGACACCAAGGGGCTCAGCGAAGCTCAGAAAGAAAGCAAGCGTTACTGGCAACAGCAAATCGGCTCGAAGCTCAAAGACCTGCGCAATGCACTGTCACGGCGCGAAGCGCAGGGCGCTGAGTCTGACGGCGCAGGCGCTGATAAGTCAACATGGGAAAGCACCAAGCGCAAAGTGCTCAGCGAGATGATCGCTCAGGCACAGAAGAAAGAAGCGAGCACGATCAAGGACATGGCATCCTTCATCAAAGACCTGCAATCAGCACTGGCAAGAATCCCAGCCAACGCCTAATAACTAGGCACCACGAAGCCCCTCGAAAGAGGGGCTTTTTTTTGTCTCAAAATTCCTGCACCCCAATACTTGTTAGGGACTCCCTAACAAACGATACCAGTTCCTGAAGCGGCGACGAGCACGACACCCAGCGGCGCACCACGCGCCCGATCCATGAGCCTGAAGCTCACGCCCACACGATAACAACTCATCACGTGATATGCCACGTGGCTAGTTCCGGGGTTGTTAGGGCACTCCCTAACACATGAAACCAGTTCCTAAAGCGGCGGCGAGCCCCAACTGTTCGCGTTTGATATTGTTCTAGTGTTCACGTTTGAGTATTGTTCTACTGTTCGTTTTAATTGTGTTTGTATTGTTCGTTTTGCTCAAATGGCTAACATGTTTTTTGCAACGCCTAATGTTCGTTTTTACCCCCTAATGTTCCGCAATGTTCCTGCAATGTTCTTTTTTGAAAGAACATTATGTTTTACGCACTATCCGATA